AGTACAACTAACATTACTGCAGTTGCCGCGGAAACTGCTCAAACAGCAACTTCATCAACGTTACCAAATTTATGGAGGAAGTTCGGGTTGGTAAGGCTATGCACGAGGGCGAACAGATTGGTCAAGTTATCCACTCTTGGCCTGTTACGGATGAGATTGCCAAATCCGTAGGTATTGAGTCTGACCGTGAGGGTTGGCTTGTTGCTTTCAAAGTCTATGATGAGGAAATCTGGAAGAAAGTTAAAAGTGGGGAACTAAGTGCCTTTAGCATCGGAGGTAAAGGCCGAAAGGAAACTTTTAATGACAACTGAAATCATTGAATTGGAACTTGAGGAACTATCTCTGGTAGATGTGCCTGCAAACCCTGAGGCAAAGGTTTCTCTCTTTAAGCGACATAAGGATATTACAAAAATGGATGATGACATGAAGGCCAAACTCAAGCCCTACATGGATAAGGGTATGACCGAGGAACAGGCCATGAAAGCCTACGAGGAAGATATGAAAAAGCGTCTGGAAAAGGCCGAAGAAAGCCTTGAAAAAGTTCACAAGTTTCTTCTTGAAGAAGGCTACAAGATTACTTCGGAGGGGATTACCAAGAAAGCCCCTGAGGAATTTATCGAGTTTGAGGGTGAACGTATCTCCAAGTCGGATGACCGCTTTGAACTCGTGAAGCGTCTCCAAGAAGTTGAAATCGAAAAGCAGGAAGTGGCTATCGAAAAGAAAGCCAAGGAAGAACTTCCCAACTGGAACCTTGATGCAGCAAAGGAAGTTCTCAAGGCTAACCCCTCTGACAAACTTCTTGAAGCCCTTAAGGCCGCTGATGCTGCTTTTGAAGCTGTCATGACCGAGAAAGGTGACAGTGCAACCACCAATGGGGACATGACTGACCCCTCTGAAACCCTCAACAAGATGGCCAAGGACTACGCCGCTGAAAAAGGTGTGTCGTTCTATAAGGCTTATGATGAAGTCAGGAAGACCGAAGCTGGTCTGGCTCTTTACAAGAAAATTCTGAAAGGTGAATAATCATGGCTACTTTTGGTCAACAAATCCGTGAGTCGATGATCGCAGGGGCAGACCTGTCTTCGGCCCAATTTACTTTCGTCAAAATGAACACTACCGACCGCACTGTTGTTGCCGCTGGTAATGCTGATGCTGCGTTTGGTGTCCTGCAAAATAATCCTGCTTCGGGTGAAGCTGCTACGGTTTGCACTCATGGTCGAACCCTGATTGTTGTGGGCACTGGTGGCCTGACCGCTGGTGATACTGTTGGTTCTGACGCTAATGGTGCTGCCGTTGCATCTGCTACTAGTGACATTATCCTTGGTGTCTGTGTTGAAGGCGCTTCGGATGGTGAAATTGCAACCATTGACTTCTTCCGTGGCGGCAACGCTTCGGCCTAATTGAGAGGATTGACTGATGCCCCTTCTTACTCCTAGTGCGGTTCATGTAAATACGCCGCTCACCAACCTTGCAATCCTGAACATGCAACAGCAACAGGACTATATTGCAGACAAGGTTTTCCCAAACGTCCCTTCGCAATACCAAAGCGATATTTACTACAAGTGGAAGCGTGAAGATTTCCTTCGGGATGAAATGAAACTGCTTGCTCCGGGCACTTCCCCCGAGCGTGTCGGTGTTGCCCTTGAAACGGATACCTTTTCGATTCCGGTTCGTGGTATCTCTGCTATCATGGATATGCAAACGGCTGCAAACACCGATGTTGCTATCCGGTGGCGTGAAGCACAAGTAATGCGCCTGACGACTACTGCCCTCATCAACCGTGACCGTAACTGGATCAGCAGCTATTTTGCAACTGGTCTTTGGGATACGGAATATGCCGGTGTTGATAGTGCTTCTCCTTCGGCTGGTGAAGTTGGACGTTGGGACCGTTACGCTGACTCCAACCCCATTGTCGATGTAACTAATGCAAAGACTGCAATGGCTCTTGCTGCCGGTGGCCTCCGTCCGAATGTCATGGTTGTTACGCAAGATGTTCATGATATTCTTGTGAACCACCCGGTTGTCCTTGAGCGTATCGGTCTTAATGCTGGTGCCACGACTTCCCAACCGGCAATGGTTTCTCGCTCTGCCCTTGCTTCTATCTTTGAAGTTGAAGAGTATTTGGTAATCTCGACAGTCTTCAACAGTGCCGCAGAAGGTGCTACGGAAACCCTAGAGTTTATTGCCACCAAGAAGGCTGCTCTTTTCCATCGTCCCCCGGCTCCGGGCATCTTTGTCCCTTCGGCTGGTTACAACTTTACTTGGTCCACTCTCGATAACTCTTCGGGTTATGGTGTGGAAGTCATGACCTATACGGATGATGCTCTTACTCGGCAGCATATCGCAGAGGAAATGCAACTGGTTCAAGCCTACACGCAAAAACTTGTTTCGCCTGAACTTGGTGTTTTCTTCGAGGATGTGATTAACTAATCATGCGTAAAGAACCTTTTGACCGCAGTCGTAAGGTTTTTGTCCACAGTGTTCCTCCCGGTATGGATTGCTTTCGTATCGGGGGGCACCGTCTGCACAAAACCGATGAAGTCAAATGGGAAGAGTGGGGTGTTGAAGAAAAGCGTATTCGTATGCTTTGGCAATACCTTTATCATTCCGAAGACCTTGAACTTGAGAAATATGGAAAGCATGGAGATGGCCTAGACAACATGGACGTAACAGAACTTACGGCTATTGTTGACAACATTAACCAGAAACTTGAGGAAAAATATCAAGGGGACGACTACGAAATTAAACGCCGCCGTTGTAGGTTTCCTCAGGGGGGTCGAGACAACCCCAAAAGAATTATCCCAAAGATTCGGGAATGGCGTCGAACCTATGGCCATGAAGATGATTTCTTCAAAGAATTGGAAAAGGTTGACTAACTATGGCATGGAGTTATGACCCAAGTGATCTTGATAAATCTACTGCAAGTGGTCGGTTAAATGTTGTAAGGCTGCTTATAGGTGATACTGACACAAATGACCAACAAGTCCAAGACGAAGAAATTACCTTTGCTCTTTTGGAGACTAACGATAGTGTCTATTATGCAGCCGCTTGGGTTGCTAACTCCATTGCCTCTTCCTATGCCCGTCAAGTAGACTCCGAGATTGATAGCACCCTTGTTGCGAAGTTTTCTCAACTACATAAACACTATAGGACACTCTCTGACAATCTCACTAGGGATGCTATTCGATTTGATGGAACTGCATTAGGAATCTTTGCTGGTGGTATTAAGGTCTCAGAAGTAGAGGCTGTCAGGCAACTTACTAACAGGTTTAAGCCTAAATTTTACGACAACCAGTTTGATTACGATTACAAGAAGGACGAGGACTACGGTGGCTCGTCTTAATGACAATAAGACTGTCAATTCAAAACGGGTCTTTGCCCCTAACCCGAAGGGTTTTTGAATGGCCTTTGACACGCAAGTAATCCAACTCCTTCTCAAGTTTGGCAAGGACGTTACTGTTACCCACATTACAGAAGGAACCTATAATCCCTCTACAGGGCAGATGGATGGGCGTAGTTCAACTACAGAGTCAGTAGCAGGGTATCTCTATACCGACAGGGCTACACAAACTCAGTCAAACCTTGTCTCTGAAACTCCTATGGCTATTCTCTCTCCAATTATTGTAACTCCACCGGACACAGGAAGTAAGGTAGAGGATAAATTCATTGTCTCTGTCAGGGCTATTGAAGAACGTGGGGAAGTAGTCTGTTGGATTTGTGAATTGGGGGAGTAATGGCAAAAAGTATGATGACGGTTCGAGTGAATCCCTCACTCGATCAGAAGATAGAAAACCTCAGGCAAGGTGTCTTGGGGACTACCCGCAAGGTTTTTCAAGAAATGGCCGCTGATGCTGTGCGCCTCACCCCTGTTGATACTGGTGCTGCTGTTACCTCTTTCTCTTTCAAGTCTAACCGTTCCTCAGGTCGCTCTAGAAGTTCTCGTGGTAAGCCTCGTAGACAGAATGTGGCAGCTATGAGGAAGATTGGTTACGATCAACTTATGGCAGACCTTGCTGTTATTGACTTTCGTAGTGTCAAGGCCGTAACACTCTCTAACAATGCCCCCCATTGGCGCGTCTTTAACAACAACAGAAAACAAGGTGTAAAGATTCCTAATGGTAGGTGGATTTTTGAGCAGATCGCAGCCAAATATCGAAACAAGGCATATCGGGCATTGAACCCATGAGTGTTTACACAGATATTCGGGAAGCCTTTGAGACTAACCTAGATGCCCTTCGTATCTCCGAATCCCTCCCACCTATCGCTTGGGAGAATGTAGAGTTTGATCCTCAAATTGGTAGTAGTTTTATCACTGTGTTTCATATTCCCACGGGAAGGGTAGCGGCCAACAGGTTTCAGAATCCTCAGTTCAGGTATGAAGGAACTTTTCTTGTAGAAGTGTATTGTCCCAAAAATGAAGGCCCTAACACAGTTGACACTATCTGCGACACTATCCTACAGAACTTCCCCGAAGCAAATACAATTACAGGGTCTAGTGTAACCCTCACTATCCGAAACTCTGAAAGAGTAAACTCCTTTGTAGATAATTCTTGGTATATCGGGACTATGAACATTTCCTACTACCTTTACGACAACACATGAGGTAACACATGGCCTTTGCAAATAATTCCCAAAGTAGGCTCTCTCTTGGGGTCCAGAGTGACTTTACTACTCCCCAAACCACCCTAGTAGAACTGCCTTTCAACACCCACACACTTGATCTTACTAAAGAGCGTGTCCAAGGGAACCAGATTAATCCAGACCGTATGCTTCGTGTAGACCGTCACGGAAACCGTAATGCAGTTGGCGAGGTAGTTGTAGACCTTCGTGGTGATGATTACGATAGCCTTCTTGAAAGTGCCTTCCTTGGGGCTTGGGATACCGATATCCTTAAGGTTGGGACTACTCCTAAGTATTTTACCATAGAAGATTACGCTAGTGATATTGACCAAGTTCGCCTATTCACTGGTATGACTGTCAATACCATGAATATCTCTATTGCTCCTAACCAGATGATTACGACTACCTTTGGTTTTGTGGGTTATGACATGGAGATTAATCAAACAGAAGCAACTCCCTCTGCTGCTACCCTAAATGCCCCATTTGACTCCTATAGTGGTGCTTATGGAATTGCAGACAACGATTCTACCCCTGTCACGACTGCAAACCTTAGTTCCCTTGAATTGACTATGGATAATGGTATTACCCCTGCTTTCGTTGTTGGTGACGCTGCTGCACCTTGCCTTATCTTTGGCCAAGCCACTGTTGAGGGAACTCTGACGGTCTACTTTGAAAATGCCAGCATGATTAACCGTTTTCTAAGTGAGACTGAAACAGCCCTAGAAGTTTCTGTTGCGGACCCTGATTCAGCCCATCAGTTTACTTTCCTCCTTCCTCGTGTAAAGATCAATGGTGCTGAGGCTAGTGTCACCGGAACTGATGGTGCTCGTTTTGTGACTGCCCCGTTTGTAGCTTTGTATGACGACGAAGAAGAAACTAATATCCAACTCACTAGGACTTATGCGTAACTATGGCTTGTTTGAAATCGCTACGCGATAGGAACTTCGTTCCGTTTCAAACTGTCAATTCAAACCGTGCCACTAAATCAGAGATTTTTTGAATGGAACTTAACGACTTCCTCCCAACCTCCGACACTGTTACTGTTGAAATCAAGAACCCCAAGACTGATGAAGTAATTGGCTCTATTGAGGGTTATCGTGGCCATGCAGAAGAGTTTCAAGAACTGCAATACGAACTCTTTGCCAAAGTGCCCCGTGATGAAGATGGTAACATTTCTGACAAGGATGCTGCCAAACTGACTCTTGATCTTCTTGCCGCTCGTGTCAAATCTTGGGACTTTACCCAAGATGGTAAACCAGTGGAAGTTTCTCGTGCCAAGGAAATCTTTACTAAACTTCGTTGGGTAGCACGTCAATTCCAAGAGGGGGTGGAAGAAGCCGAGGATTTTATCTAACTCTCGTCAGCCAACTTGAGGAATACGCAAGAAACGAGTTTGAA